AGTACCGGTTGAGAATAGTCCGAACCTTGCTCTTTACACCATTTCCGCGCAGAAGGACCCCGAGACTGTGGGGATGTTTAAAGGTGTTGAGAAGGTCGTCTTCGTTATCATTCAACCACAAGTGAAAGGGGTTACGTTCACTTGGGAAACGGACCTGAGACCGTTCAAGCCGTTTGAGAAAGAGTTTATCGCGGCAACCAAGAGTACGGACGTTAACCCCGGTTCGCATTGCCAGTGGTGTCCGGCTATGGCGTATTGCGAAGCAAAGCGTTTAAACGTTATGGCAACGAATTTATTAGGAGCGCGGGATTTAGGAGAGTTGCAAGCAGGAGCCGATGCGTTATTGGAGATCGAAGATTGGATCAAGTCGATGCGTCAGGAAATCTACTGTCAACTGGTTCGCGGCGTTCCTATCAAGGGGTGGAAGATTATCAACAAACGCGCGACCCGGAAATGGGTTGATGAAAAGAAACTGGAAACGTTCTTGAAAAAAGAAAAGAAACTGAAAGCAACGGATACGCATGTAACGAAGTTACTAAGTCCGGCGCAGATGGAAAAAGTTTTGAAGAAAAATAAGGTCGAGTTGGACCTTAGTAATCACATTAAATCTGAAAGTTCCGGCACAACCTTAGCTGATGAAAGCAATCCTGCGGAAGCGGTGATTGTCAGCGATGTGCAGGGTCACTTGAAAGAGATAATGGGATAGCGGCATGGTGCCGCGAATTAGCATTGGATAGGAGAGTAAAACCAATGACGGAAGAAACTGAAAACAACGAAGTCGCACCGGTGGAAAGTGGTAATTTTCCTTCGGTTATGAACCCCACCGATCTTGCCGAAGCCTTGGGGAAATCCCAAGTTCAAGAAACTCAAGCCGGTGGCTTTAGTTTTCTGAAGATCGACTTTGATACAGGTGAGTGGTCTTGTGGTCAAGACGGTGATGATGTCACGGACGAGATCATTATCGTCAACACAACCACGATCCGCCACGGTTGGATTTTATGGTCCGGTGGCCGGCCTAAAAAGATTTTGGTGCCGTTCACCCAACCGTTACCACAAGCGATGGCACCTATTCAGAGCGCCAATGGTGAAATTGATGAGCCGAGTGAAGCGCGTGGTTTTGAAGCCGCGTTTGCCGACGATGGTGAGCCGTTAGCCTTTGACACGAACTCTTACGGTGGTCGTAAGGGTATCGACGTTCTGTTGGGTAAGATCAAAGCAAAAGCCGCCGAAGGTGGCAAACATCTTTATCCCAAGGTTAAGCTGACGAGCGAGGCTTACCCTGGGACCGGTAAACGCACCGGTAAGACGAACTACAACCCACTGTTTGAGATTGTGGGTTGGTGTAATGAAGATGGTGAAGAAGAAGGTGTTGTTGCTCAAGTCGAAGATCAATCGGCGGAAGCGGCACCCGAACCGAAACGGCGTGAGCGTGGCGCTAAAACCGAGGCCGAAGAAAAGTCGGCACCGGTCAAGCGGCAACGCCGTAAACGTAAAGCAGCGGCCTAGTCCCCCGTCTGTGAGGGGGTGTGCGGTCTTTTCTCCTTTCAATCGCGCACCCCCGCCTCTGCTACTGTGGGAAATGTAATGCTCTATATTGATCTTGAATCCCGCTCGGAATGTGACCTACTGTTTCACGGCTTGCGCCGGTACAGTGAGGACCCGTCCACTCAAATGATCTGTATGGCGTATGCGTTCGATGATGAGCCGATACAATTCTTTTGGGGTGAGACAGATGGACGTTTAAACGATTTCCCCGAAGATGTAATCGAACACATGGAAAACGGCGGGCTTTGCATGGCCCACAACGCCGACTTCGAGCGTCATTTATTCGATTATGTTATTGCCGATGATTATGGGTTTGAAGCGCCTAAGTTGGAACAATGGCGCTGTTCAATGGCCATGAGTTTAGCGAACGGTTTTGCTGGCGGTTTGGACGCCATGGCCGTTGGGTTGGGCCTGCCGTATCGTAAGCACACGGACGGCACCCGTCTCATTCGGGAGTATTGTGCGCCGGGTCATTTAAAATCGTTTAAACCCGGTGACGAAAAACTAATGCAGGAATACAACATTAGTGATGTTGAGGTTATGAGAGCCGCTATTAAATGTTTGCGGCCTTTGACGGATGAGGAATGGGAAGAATATCACGTTAATTGTATCGTCAATCAACGCGGTCTGCCGATTGATGTTCAATTTTGTGAGGCGGCATTATCCTACACCCACCAAGTATCTGATGATGCGAACCGGCGTATTGCCGAGTTAACCGGTGGTATGATGGTGAAGCACACACAACGCAAGAGCCGTGACGAATGGCTGTTTCCCCGTCTTCAACCACACCATATGAAGATTTTAGAGGTTTACAAGAAGGGCGAAAAGAAGATCAGTCTTGACGCAGATCATAGACGGTACTTACAAGAGTTCGATGATTTGGATTATGAGGCCCGTCAGTTATTAGAATATATTGACAACGCTGGCTCGTCGGCGCTTCAAAAATTCGCCGTGGCCGCGCACCAGCATGTTAATGGTAGGGTCTATAACACCTACCTATGGAACGGTGCGGGCCGCACAGGGCGCTTTTCGGGTAAAGGTTTGCAGCCTCACAATATCCGCCGTGATGTGTTCAGCCACAATGAAGCCGAAGCCCTTATTCAAGACATCATCGAAGGTGTTGAGTTAGACCGCCCCGCCGATACAATGGCACGGTTATTACGCGCCATGATCTCACATAAAGACGGGATGTATTGGGTCGATTGGTCGAGTATCGAGGGCCGGGTTGCGCCGTGGTTGCCGAACAATGAATTTGGTGAGCGTAAACTGGACTTATACCGGGCAGAGAAGGACGTTTACGTTGTGACAGCAGCGGATATGTTCGGCGTCAGTGAAGCGGATGTTGACGCGGATTTTCGGCAATCCGGTAAGATCGCTGAGTTGTCCCTACAGTTCGGTGGTTCTCATAACGCGCTGATCGGTATGGCGAAAAATTTTGGTGTTACCTTTGATGAAGATACCGCCAGAGACATTGTGCGAAAATGGCGCGGCGCTAACCCTTGGGCTGAGATGATATGGGACGCATATGATCGAGCGATAACCGAAGCGGTGTTGTGTCCGGGAACGGATTGTAAGGTGGGCCGCGTCACGTTTTACTCGGACGGTTTAAATTTTCTCTGGTGTCGCTTACCATCGGAACGGTTGTTGTCGTATCCGAAACCACGCTACGAGCCATACGAGACACCGTGGGGTGAAGAAAGAACTGGTGCTACGTTCCAAACCCATTTCAAACCCGCAGCCGGCGAGCCACCGATACGGTTACACGCCAGAGGTGCGTTGGTGTTCCAGAATACGGTCCAAGGTGTCGCAGCCGACTGTTTGCGCGAAGCACTGTTACGCGCTTATGATGAAGAACTGAATATTGTCGGGCACACCCATGATGAACTCATCGGTGTAGGTCCGATAGATGAAGCGGAGCGTTTAAACAACATAATGTTGGAACAACCCTGGTGGGGTGAGGGTTTGCCTTTAGCCACTGGTGGTGTTTCACATAATCATAGGTATGGTAAGTAATAGAATGTCTTTTGGAGAACAACATATGATTAGTCTCATTGAGAATTCCCCGCCGCGAGGTGAGGATAAACCAGACATAAGCGGATATGTTCATTACCTCCGCTTATGTCCTAACCCGGGGTTATTGGTTGATATAATTACCCCGCCCTTCGGGGCGGGGATCAATTTTGGATCGAGTATTTAGGTCCCCTTTAGATGTGCCTACCGGCACCCCTGCAACCGTCTAACAAACGAGGCCGGTATGAAGCGACGAAATAGAGCCAAAAAATGCAGAAGGCGTCCCTGTAGAAAATGTTGGCCTATGCGACATCAGATAATTTGGTTCTCACTGTACAGCTAGGAGGCTCGACATGGACGAACTGATAATTGAAATAAATGGAACACGGCTCACGGTTGGCCAGGCAATGACTGTGCGTGTGGCCTTAAACGCTCTTGCACATGATCTTGAGAAAAACAACTGCGGCGAAGATGAGCGCGACAAAAGAGTGTCTGAAGCCTACAGAGAGCGCCTTACCGAAATTTTTAAACTGTACGAATGACGAGCGGCATGAGAAACGTTGCAAAAATCGAGAAAAAGGAAGCGGCACAGGTCGTTGTGGAGCGGCACTACCTACACCGACGACCACCGATTAGCCACGCCTTCGGCCTGTTCCTTGATGGCGCTTTAATGGGCGTTTGCACCTTCGGAACACCACCAAGCCGACACCTTCAAAAAAGCGTATGCCCTTCCGACCCAAGCAAGGTGGTCGAATTAAACCGGCTATGGGTAGATGATGAAATGCCCCGGAACACCGAAACTTTCTTTGTCTGCCGCGCCCTTAAAATGTTACCGCCGTTATTGGTCTGCTCTTACGCCGACACGGCCCACGGACACGCCGGATACGTCTACAGGGCCGGCAACTGGAATTATGCAGGGCTTACCGATCAAGACCGCAAAACTCCGCGATATGATTATGTCCCGATTAACGGGAAGCACTCGCGGGATGCGTTCAGATCGGGGGAATTTAAGCGAGTGCGGCGTAAGCCAAAACATCGCTATTGGTTGCCAACAGGCAACAAAAGAGAGAAACGAGCTTTAGAAAAGATTTGCGGCTGGCCCAGAATGGAATGGTGTTAAATAAAGGAGCATCATGTTAACAGAAAAACAACTACAGAATTATCTTTTTAAACGTGCTGATATACACGATATCTTTTGTCGTAAGATGGCTGTTGCAGCGCGTCGAGGTTTTCCTGATGTGATGTTAGCGAAGAATGGTAAAGTTGTTTTCGTGGAATTGAAATCACCGTCAACCGGTGGTGTGTTATCGAAGTTACAGAAGCGGGAGTTATCCCGTTTAAATAAGGCTGGCTTGAAAACTTATGTAACATCTTCCAAAGAAGGGGTTGATGATATTGTTGAACAACTTATTAACACCTGAACAACAAGAGGCGGTGGACCGCTTATATACGCACGATCAGACTATTCTGGTTGCTGATACAGGTGTAGGTAAAACCGTTATAGCACTGACGGCCATCAAAGAACTCATTGAAGATGGAGCGTTTAAACGTTTCATCGTTGCGGGGCCAGCCAAAGTGTTGGACAAGAATGTTTGGACTAATGAAGTCAAAAAATGGCCGCACCTGAAGGGGTTAGAGGTTGTTGAAGTCACAGGGACACCCAAAGCGAGAGCCAAGATGCTCGAAGGTCGAGCTTGTGATGTTATTGTAGTATCTCTTAATAACCTCCAATGGCTTTTAGGAACGGAACATGGGGCTGATGGTATATTGATTGATGAATTATCTAAGGCCGCAGGGAAACAAACCAAAGGTTTACGCAGTAAGAAAACGGGTGGGTGTTTCA